CTCCGAGCCGCCATTCAACATCGGGAGCATGTCAGCCCCGCTCTTCCCGAACAGCTCCATTGCCAGGGCAGTCTTCGTAGCACCGTCGTCGATTCCGGAAAAACTGTCGGCAACCGCGTACAGCACTTCCTTGTTGCTCTTTAGCGAACCATCGAGATTCTTGGAACTGATGCCCAGCTTCTCGAGCGCCGAGTTGCCGTTGACCATCGCCTGTGACAGCTTGTTCTGGGTACTGGCCAGGGCTTCGGCTTCCATCCCGCCCATCTGATAGGCAAGCTCCAGGCCGGCAAGATGCTCGATGGCGACGCCGGTCTTCTGGGACAGGTCGCTCGCCGCGTCCGTCGCGTCGATGGCACCCCTGATCCAGGTGCCGAATGCGGCCACGCTGGCCAACGCACCGACGACGGCGCCGAGCGTGCCGGCCACGGCGCTGATCTTGCCGCCCAGGCCGCCCATTACATCGCCAACGCTTTCGATCTCACGACGCGCCTCGGTCGTACCGTTCACGTCGACGCGTATCTCTGCTCGCGATCCGCCCACCAATGCCATTGATTAACCCGTTCTACGTATTCCGGCGACTCGCCCACTCTTCCAGCGCCGCTCGCTCCATGAGCATCACGAGCTTGAAGGCCTTGTTTCTGTCCCTGCGAGGAATATCTCCGCGCACCAGGCACACATCCACGCCTGCATAATTGAGACCGATCGGGCCTGCAGGCCCAACGGTCCACTGCGTCTGTACTTCCATCCAGAGCAGGAAGACCTGCTCGTTTTCCGGCCAGAGCCAGAACTCCTCGTCGGCGAGCGTAAGGCCGCCCTCGACATAGAGGCCCAACATCGCCAGCGCATTCTCGATTTCCGACTCTGCTGGTACCGTGGCTTCGCCGAGCAGTTCGTCGAGGTTCAGGTCGCCGCGCGCCAGCAGACGCGCGGCCTGTATCAGTTTTTTGCGATGGCGCCGACGTTGTTGAGGTAGGCTTGGGAGCACACCGATGCCATGCCCGGATTGGCCAGCACCTCGGCCAGGTTCTCGTCGGTAAATGGGAGCTGCTCGCCGTGCTCATCCAGTACGCCGTCCCAGCCGGTGGCGATACGCTGTACGAACGCGGTGACCGGCTCGTCCTTGTCCTTGAGCGCGGCCGTGATCTGTTCCTGGGTAAGGCGGATGCAATGCAGGTTGAAGTCGAACGGGACCGGCTTGCCATCCTCGCCACGGAGCGTGCCCTTGACGGGGACTGGGAGCTTGTCGCGCTTTACGAGCTTGTATGCCATTTTTTTCTTTCTTGGAAAGGTGAATTACAGAGAAATAATCTTCCACTCGTCGTTGCCGGCGGCCGTGGGCACATAGCGCAGATCGAAGCCGATCAGGCGCTTGCCGTTGCGTTCGACCTTGCTCGGGTTGATCATCTGCACGTTCGGCGCGAACACAATGATCTTGTTACCGCTGGCAGTGCCGATCGTGAAGGCCACGCTCGTCGCGACGTTACCGACCACGTTGGCCATCAGCGCGACTTCCTGCGCGGCGTCCAGCTGCAGCTCGGTCTTGCCGGCCGAGTCGCGATCGGTCACGTCAACGGTTTCGCTGCCCAGCAAGGCGTCGAAGTTGACGACGTTGCCGAAGTTCAGCTCCAGCCCGGTGCTCGAGTAAAGAATGCCGCCGGTCAGTGCACCCGCGTTGTAGGTTGCGCCGAGGGTCACGTCGATGACGTTCGCCTTGGTCATCGGGACCGGCTTCTTCCAGGCCGTGTAGGTCACGCCGGCCGGATTGCCGGTGACGATGCCGCCGTTCACACCGATCCATTCGAACTGCAACGTCGGGATCTCGCCGACGCGCGCCGACAACGTGCAGTTGCCCATGCTGTCGAGCAGCTTGTGCAGGACACCGTCGTCGTAGTAGTACTGGGTCAGCGCCTTCAGGTTGGTCGAGACCGGGTTGTATTCGACCCGCGCGGGTGTCGTCAGCAGGCCCTCGCCGACGGCGCAGCCCTGCAGCAGCACGCCCCAGGCCGGCGCCGTGCCGGCGGTACCGGAACCAGCCAGCTCGACCGAGTAGCTCAGCTTCACGCTGGCCGGACCGACCAGCTGCTCGCTGCCACCGAACGAGCCCCGGATCACATCGCGCGGGATGTTCTGGGCGTCAAGCGGGGTGATCGAGACATCCTTGATCAGGACTGCGTTCGCGGCGCCGGTCGGCCCCGCGTCGGTGCCGGCGGTCGTCTGGGCCTTGGCCGTAACGACGGAATTCTTGACGTAGCGTGGCATGCTTACTCCTGGGTGGCCGTTTCAGTTTCGAAGGTGGTTTCGGTGTTTTCGCTCACGGGCGCAGGGTCGTTCGAGACCCACCCCCAGGCTGCTTCGTCGAAGCGCCAGGAGCCGCCACCCGGGAGCGGTGGGATCGGGCGCTGCTCGGCGGCGCCGGCAGCTGCGGTATTCGTGTCGGTCATGTTCAGTTCAGAGTTGCGTTGTTGGTTCGATGGTCGGCGACGTAGGTGATACGCACCCAGCCGGTCTTAGTTCCTTGCGTCGTGTTATCCGCTTCGATGCCCACGGCGGCCAGGTCGCCGATGAGGCCGCCCAGCGTCGGGTCCTGCGCCAGGCGCTCGTACACCGCTTCGAGTAGCGGATCGACCGCCACGTCACCGGTCTCCGTCAGGCCGCGTGCAAAGCACTCGACGCTGATGGTCGAGTTCCAGTCGACCGGCGCGCCGGCGATGCCGGCCCGATCGGCGATCGCACGCTCGAACTGCACGTTGATCGCGCGGGGCGCCTGCTCTGGCACCAGGCCGACTTCGCCGCGTGCGCGGTAGATCACCTCGCAGACCGCCGGCGCTTCCGACAGCTTGGCGATCACGGCGCTGACGATGGATGCGAACGCGGTGCTCATTGCGTCCGTCCGAGGGTCAACACCGTCAGGCCGGTCCCGTCAGGGCTCGAAGCGATGATGGTGTAGGGAACGCCGTTGACCAGGATCTCCTGTTCAACAGGATCCGCCGGCAGAGCCGAGCTGGCGACCTTCACGGTCGGGCTCACGTCCGCCATTCCCATGCCCAGCTGCGCGACGGCAGCCGGGCTATCGAAGATGCCCCGAACGGTCACGCCGGCGATAACCACCTGCGCATTGGCCAGATGGCACAGCACGGCTGCGTTGGCGACGGCTTCGAGGGCGGCGAACTTCATGGCGGCCGATTAGCGAATGACGCCGTCCAGCAGCACGCGGGCGGTGCTGTCGGAGGCGGTCTTGGCGGCGATGAACGCGCCGACCAGGGTGTTGTTGGTCGCGGTCGTGGTGATGCGCTTGGCCGTGTTGTCCCAGTACGCTTTGGCGCCCTGTGCTGCGGTGTCGGCGCCGTTGGCCGCGAGATCGAACACGTCTTTGCGGACGATCTCGACTGGCGTGCCTTGCAGCGCGTCGCCGGTGGCCACGCCGAACAGCGCGCCGACCAGCACACCCTGGCCGCTGAGGACCAGAGCAGGAGCGATAACGGTGATGACGTTACCGGATTGGACTTTGTTACGCATGTGCTTTCCTTGATCAGGTGGTTGAGGAACAGGCGCTTACGCGCCCGCGCCCTTCTGCAGGCCGCGGAAATCGATGGCCGCGGCGGCGAAGTCGAGGCGGCACTTCCAGGTGACGCCGTCGATCTCGAAGCCAGCCTGGCTTTCGATGACTGGGCCTTCGGCGCCGTCCAGGTAGCAGTACTCGACGGTGTCGACTTGGCTGTTGTTGCTGGCCAGGTACCAGGCGGCTTCGCTCGCGCTGTCCAGGATTGGCTCGACGATCGGCTCCACCGCAGTGCGGCCGCCGGCGCGGAACTCGTTCACATCGGCCTGCTTGGCCGGCACGTAGTTCGAGCTGGTCAGCTGGTATGCGTCCTGCTCGAGCGAGGCCGGCACGATCAGGAAGTTCGGCGCCAGGTTCAGCTCTTCGTTCTGCAGGCCCTTCTGCTTGCGCATCGCGGTACGGGCGGTTTTCAGGGACGACAGCTGCAGGGCCGAGCCGGCGCCGGTGGCGAGGTTCGCGTGGTCCGTGTGGAAGAGTGCTTTGCCGTCGCCCATGGTCGGGTTGCCGGTCAGCTGGCTGTAGACCAGGCGGTTCTCGAGGCGGCTGGAGCTTGCGCCGAACGCGCTCACCAGGCGCTCGAAGGCGCGCAGGTCGTCGTTGATGATGGCCTGGCGGGTCAGCGAGATCATGCGACCGTAGGTCACCAGCGCGTAGCTCATGGCGCCGTCCTTCATCGTGCCGTACTGGAATTCGCCGTGCTCGTTCGTGCGCAGCAGCTCGGGCGCACCCGACAGCTGAACGATGTTGATGTTCTTGAAGTCCGGCGCATTCGGCGCACGGCGGGCCCATTGGGTGTAGGTCCCCTGGTTCTCTTCGTAGGCGCCGCGCATGCGCTTGTTCGCCACGTTGGCGAAGATTGCTGCGAAGTCGCTGGTGCCGTGCATGCCCGAACGGTAGTGCAGGATCTCGGTGGCCAGACGCAGGCGGTCCATGCCGCGGGTCTGCACGCCGCGCGATTCCAGGAAGTCGCGGCCGATCTCCAGCAGGCTCATGCCGCGGAACTGGCGGCCGTTGTCAGTCAGCGTGGCGCCGGCGTAGACGCGGTGCATCATCGCTTCCTCGATGCCGGACATGCGGGTCTGGAACTCGTCGCCGAGGGTCTGGGCGCGGGTGTTGTTATGGCCGCCGGCTGCGGCGTCGCTGCGGGCCAGCTCTTCCAGCACCGCCTGGCGCGCCTGGTCGACTGAGTTGCCGCCGCGGATCAGGCCGGCTGCCAGCTGGCTGACGCCGTGGCGCGTGCACATCTCGGTGATCTCGGCCGCACGAACTGCCGCTTCGGTAGCGGCGCGGGTGGCGGCATCGTCGCCTGCTGGCGGGTTCGCCGGCGCAGCGGCGGCCG